AAGTTTACTCTATATAATAAAGAAGATACTGATGGTAAGGCAAAGAACTACGGTTCTGGTGATTATCTGATTGTCAACATGGTTCATACTATTAAATACGGCGGCCACGCTGTCACTACAATGGATTGTGTTTCTAAAACTGTTGGAAGAGGTATTGTATAATGTCATTGAAAGAATCAAGCGCATCGTCATTAGTATACGGTATTGTCGTAGGCGGTGGCGAAGATGATCCTGCACCAGATCAGTCAAACGGTCTTCGCGTATACTTTCCTTCTATTCATGGTAAAGATGTCAATATCAAGCATCTCGCATTTAGTCCTAGACTACTAAGCCCAGATCGACAGGGTATGCAGTCTTTCTCTGGCGGTCTTGATTACGGTTCTCTTGTTGTCGCATATAAAGACACAGGTTCGAATCAGTGTCAGATATTAGGTCTTGCGAATGATCTAAACAATCGTGAGAACTCTATCGGCGGCAACTCAAATCTATTGTTTCTTGCACCTCAGATTGCTGCACAGTTCACTAGACAAATGGGTATCAATAGACCACCAAAAGTTCAGAGATCAAGCGAAGGTGGCGCGGAAATATATAGAATACAAGAGCAAGGGCCACACTATCACGATTTGCTGAAAGGTCTGCCTACACACGGTGCGCTGTTTCCGATGGCGGGTCTGCCTATCGATCCTGTGAGAGCTATTCGAACAGCAATTGCGGCAGCATCGTCGATACCTAGTGCAGGTCTTCTTGCGTCTCTGCCAGGTATCGTAATGTCTCTCGGCTCACTTGCAAATATCATTCTTTCTAATCGTAACAACAATAAGAGATTAAAGACCTCTGTACCGAGAGATACATTCAATGCTTTCGTGAGTATGTCAACTCTTATTCAGAGCATGGAGCAAGGAGAAGGTGCAGGCTTTCTTACTGGCGGTAGAGTAGACGAAGACACGTATGTAGAGAATGCTATTGAGCTAATATCTCAGACAAATAATGTGTCTGATCTAATGACTGCGATGAATAGACTTCAATCTGACGAATCTTTATTCGGTATGGATAAGTATGGACCGACGATAGTAGAAGAAGAATCACCTTTTGGTACAGTTCAGAAAGCTATTACATCATCTGGCAGACAAGCCACACTAACTCCTGCTGCTGTTGCTGCCGGTGCCAGCGCAATTTCATCTCTTATGTCGGGTGCAGGTTTTCCTAGCGCAATACCAGGTCAAAATATGTTTGGTGAGTCGTCAGGTACGATTCTCAATATGATGCAAAGAATACCTGGCGGTGGTTTTGGTCAAGCATTGGCTATTGCACAAGTACTCAACACTAGTGGTGTAGCGCAGCAACTGTTTGACGTAGCGAACGAAGTATTTTCTGGTGGTAATCCTTTGAATAAATTAGGCGGTGGTGGTTAATATGTCATATGATGTAGCAGCAGATTATAAGAGCTTCTTTGGTAATAAGACACCTTCAGAAGGTTTAGTTTTTAGTACGCCTGAAAATGGGTCATTCACTTTTACAAACGGCGAATGGAAATCTTCTGAGGTAAGTGGCTTTGGAGGTGGTGCTGGTAGTTCGCAGTCTAAAGGTGATACACCCCCACAGTGGGACGGTCCACAAGATGCAAGAAAGCTACCCGGTGCTGGTAAGTATCCTAACTATTGGGCGCACAAGACTAGATCAGGTCATGTGCTTATGCTCGATGACAGTAAGGGTGCAGAAAGCGTAACTCTACAGCATCGTGGCGGTTCTATGATTCAAATGCTACCGGATGGTAAAGTACAGATCAGATCACAAAACGGCAGATATGATGTCACATTTGGTGAAAACAGAATGTATGTTACCGGCGCTCAAGATATTACAGTAGACGGTGCAGCATCGTTGACGTGCAAAAAAGAGTACAATGTCACAGCAAAAAAAATTAATCTTACTACACAAGAAGACATAAACTTTGTCTGTCGAAACTTCAATATTAACGCTTCGAAGAAGGTTGATATACAAGGTAATGACATGACCGTAAAGATGAAATCTAATATGGGTTTTCTCGCTTCTGGTGCGATGGGTCTATTCTCTAAGAGCGGTTTCTCTTGTGGTTCATCTGGCGACTCGGCCATCTTTGTCGGTCAGAAAAGTGTTGGTATTGGTGCTAACGAAGGCAAACTCATGCTCAAGTCGGCAGCGAAAATGTCATTCTTGTCAAAGTCTGCACTATCACTGAGAGCAGACGGTGGTAAGTTATCGATGTCAGCAGACGGTGACACCGCTATAGATTCTGATGCAGAAATTAAGATTCAGGTCGGTGCTTCAGAGCCACCTGAAGACGCAAAGACAATAGTTGTTGAGCGACCAGCCACAGAATCTGATGTCGCTCAAGGCTTCGAGCCGGGATACAGTTAATAATAACAACTAAATAAAGATATGGCCACAATCAATAGAAAACCAGACTACTCAGATTTGAATCTCGACTTCATGGCACACCCAACAACGGGTGGTGTCATGAAATTGACTGGTGAAGAAGCTATTAAGCGTTCTATCCGTAATCTTGTATTAACTAACTTCTATGATAGACCTTTTAGATCGTACATAGGGTCTAATGCTTCAAAACTATTGTTTGAGAATGCTAACGCTCTGACAGCATCGTTTCTTAAAGACGCAATCAGAGAAGTGATAGGCAACTACGAACCTCGTGTTAGCGTCAGAGACGTGTCTATCTTTGTAGACAATGACAACAACGGATATGTTGCAACAATAGTCTTTTCTGTAGTTAATAGAATAGATCCTCTAACGACAGTTATTTTTCTAGAAAGAATACGATAAATGGCAACCGCAAATACATCACTTAGAGTAACAGAGCTTGATTTTATTACAATCAAGAACAATCTGAAAAACTATTTGAAGAGCCAGAGTGAGTTTCAAGATTTCGACTTTGAAGGTTCTGGTATGTCTGTTCTACTCGACATACTTGCATACAACACTCATTACATGGGTTTCTATCTCAATATGGTCGGTAATGAGATGTTTCTTGATACTGCTCAGTTGCGCGATTCTATGTTGTCACACGCAAAATCTATTGGATACATACCAACAAGCCGTCAGGGTTCGCAGACGCTTTTAAATATTACAGTTACACCTTCAATCACTGAACCCAATAACACCACGTCTCTTACATTAGATAAGTATACTCGTTTTTTAGGTCGCGACATCGATGGCGAAAACTATAACTTCGTTGCAGTAAATTCAAATACAGTTCAAAAGTTTGGCGGTTCATTCTCGTTTTCAAATGTTTCAATTAAACAAGGTGATGTTACTACTTTCCAATATCTGATGGATCCTGCAAATACATATAGAAGATTTGATATTCCTTCACAAAACGTAGATACGACAAGTATTGTTATAACAGTTCAAGATTCAATAGGCAATACGGATACTAGACTTTATATACTAGCAGATGACATCACCACACTTAACTCAACTTCTCAAGTATACTTTGTAGAAGAAAATCCCGATCTTAAATATACATTCTATTTTGGTGATGGTATTATTGGTAAGAGACCAAATGATGGTGCCATCATTACTTGCACATTCTTAGACACCGCTGGTGTAAGTTCAAATAGCATTTCAGAGTTTGTAATTGTAGACCCTATAGGTGGTATCTATAGAGATAACGTTTCTATCTCAGCGGTATCAGCCACATATGGTGGTATAGATAAAGAAAGTATAGAACAAATACGTTTTCGTGCTCCTTATTATTACGCTGCTCAAAATCGTGCTGTCACGACAAAAGACTATGAAACACTTATTACAAAAGACTTTCCTAATATCGAATCTGTATCTGCATGGGGTGGTGAAGACAACGACCCTGTCGTATATGGTAAAGTTTTCTTCAGCTTAAAGACAAGACAGAACATCGCACTCACAAACGTAGATAAAGAGTTTATTAAACAGTCGCTTATAAAAAACAGAAATGTCGTGACAGTCACACCTGAGATTGTTGATCCAGATTTCGCCTTTATGAGAGTACTTGCAAAAGTAAACTATAATCCTTATCTTACTTCACTCAATTCTAATCAGCTTGCTGAAGTTGTCAGACAAGCCATTTTTGACTATAACGATAGAGAACTGAATACTTTCGACTCGACATTTAGAAAGTCAAGACTATCACAATATATAGAAAACTCAGAGAAGTCTATAACTGGTACGGATATTACATTATTCGTACAGAAAAGAGTAACACTAGATACGCTCAACTCAAAAAAGTATGAAATCGGCTTCAACATGCCTCTAAGAAAAGGCAACTATATCAATAAACTATTCTCATTCCCAGAAGCTAGAATTAACGATGTCAATGGTGTAGAAAGAAACGTTCTATTCGAAGAAATACTTGATGCTCCTACAGGCATCAACTCTATTGAAGTTGTAAATGGCGGTACTTCGTACTCTACTGCACCTCAGGTCATCATATCCGGTGACGGTACAGGCGCAACTGCTAGAGCTTTAGTCGCAAACGGTAGAGTTTTTAGAATTGAAGTAATCAATAAAGGGTCTGACTATACAAAAGCAACAGTATCTCTTGTAGGCGGAGGTACTGGTGCGACTGCAAGAGTACTGTTAGAGAATAACTTTGGTACTGTGAGATCATACTACTTCAATACAAACGGCGAAAAAGTAGTATTAAATACTAATATCGGAACTATCAACTATACTACTGGTATGATTTCGATCAACTCTTTCAGAACAGCAGGTACAGTCGAGAATGATTTCTATGGTGAAAACATACTCACTTTCTATGCTCCGGTAGAGAATGAAATCATTCTACCTCTTAAGAACAGAATATTGACAATTGACGAAGGCGACTCTAGAAGTATCATTGTAGAAATGGTAGCAGAACAGTAATGACTACTAATAACAAAATATCAAATCTTATCAATTCTCAAGTACCATTTTTCGTAAGAAACGATCACCAGAACTTTGTTCGATTTCTAGAAGCATATTATGAGTTTCTAGAACAGAATGGCGGTCTTGTCGATAGATCAAAGAACTTACGTTCATATCAAGATATCGATAGAAGTTTAGGTGACTTCGAACAGCAGTTATATAATACCTATCTGAAGCTGATACCTAATAACGTTATAGTAGACAAAAGACTTCTGCTCAAGAATGTTAAAGACTTTTATCAGTCTCGCGGCTCAGAAAAGTCTATTCGTTTTCTACTCAACATTCTTTATGGAGATGAAAGCGTAGAGTTTTACTATCCAAAGAAAGACGTACTGAGAGCATCTGACGGTAAATGGTATGTACAGAGATCGCTTAGACTTTCTAATCTACAAGTAAATGGCGTTGCCAATACCAGCCTACTGGGTCTGAATAAATTCGTAAACAGGTCCATCAGAGGCAATACATCAAACGCTACTGCAACAGTAGACAGAATAGATAGATTTTTCGAAAAAGGAACTCGTGTTGATGAGTTGTCGATTATCAACATTCTGGGTGACTTTGTTAACGGTGAACAAATCTTTTCTGTATTCGATGACGAAGGCGGCATCAAGCCCGTAACAGCAAACGTTTTCGGTACTAGCCTTGGTAGTATCATAGTAACAAATGGTGGTTCTAATTACCTTATAGGTCAACATCCTACTGTCGAGAGTGATACAGGAACTGGTGCTAACGTTCGCATTGACAGAGTATCAACAGGTAATATAGCGTTCATAGCAGTTACAGAAGGTGGTGCGGGTTATCAAAACAATATCTATACTCTGATTACTGGCGGCGGTGGAAGCGGAGCTAACGCCCAAGTGTGTCTAGTAGCAGATGATAGGTCTGTTCATCCTAATTCATATAACATAGCATTCAGCACCATTGCTCTTGAAGCTAATACGCCTATCAATAACACAATATATTCAAATCTAAACACGTCTATAGTTGCTACACCTAATGCAAATACATCTCTAGCAACCGCACTTCAATTCTTTGTATACGGCAATACCGGTCCTGTCAGACTGATAGCGGTTAGAAATGGTGGTACAAACTTTAGTTCTATACCTACGATAAGTCCCATTGCTAACAATAGAATAAAAGAGCTACAAGTTTTAGGTTCTATGAGAATTGTTAATGGTGGATTGGGCTATACTGTAGGGGATACAATTCAATTTATTAATCCTATTGGTGGATATGGTTCTGGTGCAGCGGCAAACGTCACAAACGTAGAGGCAAACGGTAGGATCACAGGAGTCAGATTTGTACCTGTTTCGGGTCAAATTACTGGAGGCACAGGATATAACGAACTGCCCTCTGCGAATGTTGTTTCAAATACAGGTAGTGGCGCAATCATAACAGTTACGAATAGACTTGGTGAAGGCGGAGCTTTTATTGTTGCTAACTCAACTCTGGGTTCCGTTGAGAAGATCACAATAGTCGAAAGAGGCGCTGGTTATACTTCTATTCCGACAATCAATCTTATGTCATTGGGTGACGGCACTGCTACTGCAAATGCTACTATCATTGAAGGAGTCTTTACATATCCAGGTCGTTATCTAAACGACGATGGATTCTTGTCTTCTTATAACTTCTTACAGGACAGAGATTACTATCAAGACTTCTCATATGTTCTGAGACTCAGAGAATCGATAGCCAACTATCGAAAAGCTATCAAAGACCTTGTTCATCCATCAGGTACAAAGTTGTTTGGTGCTTATATCTTCGAAGATCAATCGGAAGACAAAAATTACTCTGAGGGTGGAGAAAACTCGATTGAGATTTCACAAAAACTCAGAACATATCTGATCAGCAATAATGCTATCATCGACTACACAGACCATGGATTCTCGGTCGATGATGAGTTAACCATTCAGTTTACATCTGGTAATATCGCAAACTTTGCAGCTAACATATCTACATATTCACCAAACTCAATTTATAGAGTTGCAAATGTTATCAACGCAGACGCATTTACCATATTCTCTGGTAAGTATCTGCCTGGTTCTATCAATGTCAATACATTAACAGGTGAAGTTAATCCTACTGACATTTATATGAAAGAAGACGGTTATGACTTATTCTTTATAAGCACGACAACTGATAGAGTATTTGATTTCAAACTTAGAAGACAATATGATATTACATCTGCATACTTAGATAAAAGAAGCCCATCATTGTCAACCGAAGAGCCTGGCCCGACAGCATTAACTTTTAAGCCAGATGGTACAATCTTTTATATCACCGGCACAACAAATGATCGTATTACACAATATAACATGAGTGAAGCTTGGAATGTCAACACAGCCACAATCGGTCTATCATTCAATGCAAACAGCACATTAAGCGTAACAAGTCCGCACGCTTTACAGCTAAGTCGTGATGGAAGTTATTTGTATTTTGTCGATCAAGGCACAGATATAGTGTATCAATTACAACTCTCAGAAGCATGGAATGTCAACACAGCTTCATATCTGACAGAGAAGAATATCACATCATTTGAATCGGCTGCAACCGGTCTATATTTCAACTCGAACGGTACAAGTATGTTCATAGGCGGTGGTACAAATGATAGAGTCAGAGAGTTTAGATTATCAACTGCATGGAACGTCAATACAGCAACGATATATTCTAACAGTGCCGGTTTTACTGCCTTCTCACCTGCAATGCAAGGTATAACTTTTGCAAACAACGGTTCGATGCTCTACATAGTGGATTCGACATATGACCTTATTCATCAGCTACCAATGACAGAGGCTTGGAGCGTTAATACAGCCTTTAATGGTACGACCACAACTGGTGATGTAATCGTCGGTCTAGTAGTATAAATATAATAAAACCAGAGGATCAGATGACTTCAGCCACGTTTATCAAGTTTCGTGTGAATAACGCAGAGCAGTTCAAAGAATCGGTAACTGAGCCAACCCCAAATACGAATCTGTATTTGACTTACGGTAAAGTAGATGCGTGGGAAAACGACTTTAGTCCGCCAGTACCAAATACATCTGTTATTAGTGAATATGAAATTTGGTCTAACATGATCGCCGGTAAAAAGATACTTGGTAATGATATATCTCATGTCATACCTCGTTTCAATTGGACTGCAAACACATCGTATATTGCTTACGATCATAGAAACCCTGATCTTTATGAGTACAATACTCCGTTCTATGTTCTGACGAGCGATTATAATGTCTATAAGTGTTTGGCGAACAACAATAGCGCAAATAGCACTGTAGAGCCTACAGCGATCAGCCCTTCGACACCTACAGAAACTTCTGACGGGTATATTTGGAAGTATATGTATACCATTTCTGATTCCGAACTATTAAGATTTGCAACATCTAACTATATTCCTGTCAAGACATTACCTGCTGACGAAGGTTCGTTGCAGTGGGATGTTCAAGAAGCAGCTACAGAAGGTGCAATTTATAGCATAGTTGTGTCGAATACGGGAAGTGGTTATACTAATACCTCGAATATAATTGTTACGATAAACGGAGATGGTTCTAGTGCTGAAGCTACGGCTACTATCAATACAACATCACAAACTGTCACCTCTATTGTTCTAACAGACTATGGTCAGAATTATACGCGAGCCACTGTCACTATCTCAGGAGGTGGTGGAACAGGGGCCGAAGCTGCGGCAATAATCAGTCCTTTTGGTGGACACGGCAGTAATCCTGTATATGAACTTGGTGGCTCAAGTCTCATGTTAAATGCTGTCATCAGAAATAGTGAAGGCAGTTTGCTACCCATAACCAATGATGTCAGACAAATCTCTCTCATAAAAGATCCGCTTAAAAGCGACGGACAAACCATATCGACTAATATTGTTGTTCTACATGCTCAGACTATTACAACTACAGGATCAGGCGACTATCAACAAGACGAGATAGTTTATCAGGGCGGTTCTGTGTCGAGTGCGTCATTTTTAGGTAGAATAGTTTCTTGGGATTCTGCAAATGGTATTGCGGTTGTGATAAATACTGTTGGTACACCTACCACACAATTTCTTATCGGTGCTACTTCAACAACAGGTCGATTTGTTAGTGCGGTAAAAGCTAGCGAACTGAAACCCTACACCGGTCAGATTCTTTATGTTAGTAACATAGAACCCATAGTCAGATCAAGCGATCAAGCTGAAGACTACAGAATAGTATTGAAGTTTTAGAGGAAATAAAAACAAATGGCTAATACGACAAATGTTTCTACATTGACTACAGATTTCAATGTGACACCATATTATGATGATTACGATGCCACGAAGAACTTCTATCGTATTTTGTTCAAGCCTGGATATGCTGTGCAGGCTCGCGAACTCACGCAGTCTCAGACCATTCTTCAAAAGCAAATTGATCGTTTTGGTAGACACGTTTTCAAAGAAGGCAGTATAGTTCTACCTGGCGCATTCACACTAGAAACAAACTATGGTCAAATTAGAGGTGACGCAATACCTTTCGTGAAGGTAAAAGACACCGACAACGCAAATAGTGACGTAAACATTTCCAGCTTCTATAGAGAAACTGTGAGAGGGCTTACTTCTAACATTTCAGCATCAATCATCGAAGTTGCTGATGGTCAAGAAGGTGATTCTAATACCAAAACAATTTTCGTGCGCTATCTAACAACTTCAGCTTCAAATAGTGACGTTAAGACATTTGCTCCCAATGAAGTTCTTGTTTCTAATGCAGGCAGCACTCTTGTTGTTCTAAACAACGATCCTGTTGCTAATATAGGTTTCGGCTCTCGCTTTCAGATCGACGAAGGTGTGTTTTTCGCGAAAGAACATTTCATTTCTTTCCCTACATCCTCAGTCATTCTCGAAAAGTATAATCCAAATCCAAACTGTAAGG